ACCCCCATGACAGGACACCTAAGGGGGCACCTTCTGTCTCCGCACCTACACTTAAACTACTACTGGAACACATTGACGAGGAGCTAGAGCGCCGTGGCTAATTGGAAGCACAGAGATGAGGGGAAGCGTATCAGTAAGTCTGTTGTCGCCAGCAAGAGCACCGAGGAGTTGCTTGAGTCTAAGAAGTTTATCAAGGGCTTGCTTGACCTTCGCAAGTCTCAGAAGCTGACTAAGACTTATATTGATGGTACGAAGAAAGCCATCGAGTATAACGAGCAGAGCAAGGTTTTCGTGGACTTCCGGTTTGATGGCACGGCTACTGGCCGTCTGTCTTGTGCCTCCTACAACGCGCAGAAACCGATGGGTGTATCGTTCCACACTCTACCTAGAGAGACCGAGGATAACATCAGAGACCTGTTCTGTGCTCCTCCTGGCTGGGACTTCCTTGCCGCTGACTATGCTGCGATGGAGCTACGGGTCTTGGCCCATATCTCCAAAGAGTTCGTCATGCAGAAGGCATTCAAGTCTGGTGCGGACCTGCACACTTACACGGCTAGGCTCCTGTTCCAGAAGGAGAACATTAGTAAGGAAGAGCGTCAGATTGCCAAGACTGTATCCTTCCTCATTGTTTATGGAGGAGGTGCTTTCAACTTGAGTGAGACGATGGGTATTCCCATGAAGCGTGCTGAGAAGATCATCGCGGACTACCAGAACGTCTACCCAGGTATCTTCAAGTACATGGACTTTGTTAACGAGTACGTTCTAGCAAACCAAGAAGCGTACACTATCTTTGGCAGGACTCGCAAGCTACCTAATGTGACGAGCCGTGATCGTGGTGTGGTTAACCGTGCTCTTAGACAAGGACTTAACTTCACCATTCAGTCTACAGCCTCTGACATTCTTTTGTGTGCTCTACTAGGCATCAGCCGTAGGTTTAAGAGGGAGAACATGGAGGCTCGACCTGTAGCTACGGTCCACGACTCGATTGAAGTAGTTTGTCCCAAGAATGAGAGCAAGAGAGCTATTGAAATCATCTATGATGAGATGGTAAACTACCCTACGCTCAAGAAAGTATTCGATATCGAATTTGACGTTCCCTTCGGTATTGATGTTGAGCTTGGCACTTCGTTTGGGGACGGTAAGGAAGTACATTTTGAGGGGGGAGTCCCCGTTCTATGAAACTACAAGTATTAGACAAGGGTTCGGTAGAGTTGCTGAACCACACAGAGGATGGTGATCTTCTGGTAGTCAACGCAGCCCGCTGCTCTTTCGACAAAGAACATAAAGAATTCGATGAGGACAAAGATAAAAAGCTTATCAACTATTTGGCAAGAGAGCGACACGATCTCCCGTTTCGTCATCCTTCTGCTACTCTACGTCTTGTTGCTCCTATTTTCGTGCTCCGTCAACTGGGCAAGCATCAAGTTGGTTTCTCTTGGAGCGAGGTATCTAGACGTTATATCACCGGAGAGCCACAGTTCCACGAACCATCTATCTGGAGGGAGAAGGCTGATAATGTGAAGCAGGGGAGCACGGACACTATGCACCCTAAGAGTGCCAATATGATGTCTAGAAACAAGTTTGTCAATCATAACGCTCTAGCTGTGTACAACGATATGATTGGGCAGGGCGTGGCCCCAGAGCAAGCTAGAATGGTCCTCCCGCAGTCTATGTTCACAACTACTGTAACCACGGGGACGTTGCTTGGCTGGCACCACCTGTGGAAACTAAGGAGCGAGAAGCATACTCAGCTAGAGGCACAGAAGTATGCCAGGGCCATTGGACAAATTATGGAGATGCTTTATCCTTTTAGTTGGGAGGCCCTATGCCTACGCTAGTGATTGGGGATCTGCACTTCAACCATACCCCCAGAGGTATGATGGAGGCGCAGCTAGAAACTGTTAAGAAAATTGTAGAGCGGGGCATTGTAAAGCACCGATGTGATTCTGTAATTTTCCTAGGGGATCTGATGATGCACCGCTCCCCCCGCCCCCCTGTGATGCTATCTCTTAAGTATTTAATGGACTGGATCACTGAAGAAAAAGGTCTTGATGTTTATATTCTAAGAGGCAATCACGACAGCTATAATAAATCGGATGACGGCGTGACATCGCTGTCTCTTCTTGAAAACGATAAAGTAAAAGTATTTACTCAAACTTATTATGACAAAAGGAACGATTGGACTTTCATCCCCCACTACGAGGATGAGCAGAGGATTGAACATGATCTGGGTGCTGCCCATCCAGGTAGTTTTGTCTTCGGTCATTTTGGTTACGTCGGTTCTCTTAACTCTGCTGGTGACGCCGACTTTGGCATTCAACTGGATGCTTTCAAAAACCGTACTATACTTGGGCACATTCACAAGCACACGGAAGACGGACAAGTTACAGTCTTGGGAACACCTTACTCAACAAACTTTGGAGAAGCTGGAAAAGATTGCTATTACGGAGTTATCACAAAGAAAGGATTCAAAAAATACCCAATAGATTTTGGAGTCAGACATCTAGTAATTGATTATGAGAAAGTTAAAGATAACGCTGATTGGATTAACCAAAAGGAATGGTTTACGTTGTTGCGGGTCACTATTAATTCTTTGGAAGAAGACTCGTCTGTGGCTTGGACATGTGACGGGCTGGATGTGGGCTCTTTGGAGATAAAGTATGTCCCTCTACTAGATGATCGAGATGTTTTTGATCCGCAACCAGGAGTCATATCCTTGCAGGTTAACGACGACTTGATTGAGCAGTACCTAAACGCAAGCAACACAAAAATTAATAAAGAGACTCTCCTTGATGGTCTAAAGCTTATCCATGAAAATCAAAAAGATAGAGATCAGTAATTTCTACTCTATAAAAAACATAGAGTTCGATCTAGGTGGTCTCGGTGAAGGGATTGTCATGATCGAGGGCAAGAACAAGGACACTAAAGGGTCCAATGGCTCCGGCAAGAGTGCTATGATTGAAGCTCTTGTGTGGGGCCTGTTTGGTAGGACTATTCGTAAGTCTACGGAGGAGGCCCTCGTCAACAACAGGACGAGGAAGAACTGTGTTGTTCGTATTGAGGTCAACGATCTTGTAATCGAGCGAGGCAAGCGCCCTACGTTCCTTCGCCTGTACAAGAACGGGGAAGAGCTTACCACGGACAACGCCACCAATACCCAGACACTGATTGATGAGCTACTGAACACAAATTATAAAGTGTTTCTCGCATCTACAATCTTTGGTCAGCAGAATAACATTGAGTTCCTGACAGCCACTCCTGATGATAAGAGAACTATCATCAAGAACTTCCTTAACTTGGATGACCTATTTGCTTTGCGTGACTCTGTGAAGTATCTCAAGTCTGAATATAACCAGGGAGCGAAGAGGCTGACAGCGATTATAGACGAGCACCAAAGTTCGGTGGAGATTTACGATGCAGAGATTAGTGGGGCTAAAAGATTGCTTGAAGAAATTGATCCAGAGCTTATGGACAAGTGCAGAGATCTTACACTTGCGGAAGTGGTAGCTGTAAACGAGCACAATCAACGCATCGACTGGGAGATAAAGGACTCCGTGCGGACGCTCAAAGGCGAGCAGAAGCGAGCACAGGACTTCCTAGCGAATGCTAGGACCAAGACCTGTAGATCCTGCGGGCAAAAGGTCAAGGAGGCTATGGACGAAGGCGCTCTAGCTGACAAAATGGCGGCATTCGATGCTGAGATTGAAAGTATTCAGCGAGATTTAAATGAGCTAAACGGAAGCTACAAGGAAGTAGTGGTTGATCCCAAAGACTACAGCCTCGTAACTGAGTACAAATCTATTGAAGACAAGATCCGCTTCCTCCAGGACCAGAAAGAACAAACCCTGGAAAAGCTACAGAATGTTTACGACGAGCGCGGTGATTACAACACCAACTACGAGATCATGAAGTTCTGGGAGAAGGCATTCTCGGAAAACGGTGTAGTAAAATTTGTTATCCGAAATGTACTTGAGTATTTCAACGCTAAGGTTAACTTCTACTTGTCTCACCTGTCACAAGGGAAGTTCTTCATTGAGTTCGATGAAGCTCTTAATGAGACAATTACTCACAAGTCTCACACTATCCATTACATCTCCCTGTCAGGGGGAGAGAAGAAAAAGATTAGCCTAGCAGTTATGCTTGGACTACAGAGCCTACTGAAGATCTCCAACACCGAAGACGTTAACATTATGTTTTTCGATGAAATAGCAGAATCTTTGGACGCCGAGGGTATGGAAGGACTCTACATACTACTCTCAGAACTAAAGAAGTCTAAGACTTTGTATGTAATTACTCATAATAATTACCTCAAATCTTTAATGGACAACGCCCGCACCGTGACTATGATAAAGTCCAACGGAACATCTAAACTATCTATAGGAAAATAAATATGGCAAATGCAAATCTAGACCCTCTGGGTCAATCAATTTTTGAATCTCGATACGCTTACCCAGGCGAAACTAAGTGGGGCGAAAGAGCCAAGGTCATCGCTAAGACCATTGCTTCTGCGGAACTAGATGAGGATAAGGAACGCATCGAGAAAGCATTTTATGATGCTATTGGCTCAGGTGATCTTATTCCTGGTGGCCGTATCATCTTTGGTGCTGGTCGTAACCGTGGTCGTCACAATCTTCTTAATTGCTACGTCATTATTCCTGAGGACAACGTAGACTCCATTGGTAAGACTGTACAGGATATGTATCGTATCTCCTGTGCTGGTGGTGGTGTAGGCTTCAACGTGTCCAAGCTTCGTCCTAAAGGTGATCACATTGGAAGCGTTGCTAACTCTGCCCCAGGCTCAGTCAGCGTTCTTAAAATGATCAATGAGGTTGGTGAGCACGTTCGCGCTGGCAAGAACCGACGCACGGCCCTTATGGGTATCCTTAACGTGACGCACCCTGACCTACTTGAGTTCCTCTCTGTAAAGCTTGATCAGGGGCAACTTAACAACTTCAACATTTCGGTTGCTATCACTAACCGTTTCCTTGAGGCTGTTGAGCTTGGTGAGGATTGGCACTTTACTTTTAACAGTAAGGAGTATCACCTTTATGACATGGTTCGTAGCAGCGATGGTGAAGTCCTCCGAGTTATCGGTATGGATGCTGACGATGCTATGGCTAGGGCTGAGAACTTTCACAAGGTTGCTTGGACTGATACGTTTGAGCTTCAAGGGCAGCGGGACATGAAAGCCCGTGAACTTTGGGACCTTATTTGGACAAACTCAGTGGAGTCAGGGGACCCAGGCATCTACAACATTGATCTAGCTAACAGTTACACCAATGTTAGCTACTTCGAGGATCTTGACAGCACTAACCCGTGCGGCGAAATCTCTCTCCCTTCTTACGGCAACTGCTGCTTAGGTAACATTAACCTAAACAACATGGTGTTGGAAGACGGTTCGGATCTTGACTGGAAGCGCCTAGCTCGTACTGTTCGTACAGGCATTCGTTTCTTGGACAATGTTCTTACAGTTAACACGTTCCCCACCGAGGAGTGCAAGACTGTTGCCGAGCGTAGTCGTCGAGTTGGTCTAGGTGTCACAGGGCTTCACTACATGCTTATTCGTCTTGGTATTCGCTATGGTTCTGAGAAGTGCCTAGAGTTCCTTGAGCGTTTGTTCAGCACGATCCGTGATGAGTCCTACAAGCAGTCGATCTACCTTGCGCGGGACAAGTCTCCGTTCCCTGAGTTCGACTACAAGAAGTACCTGAATGAGGAGTTCGCTAAGACTCTTCCTGCTCGTATCCGAATGCTTATTAAGAAGCACGGCGTCCGTAACGCAGTCATGCTTACAATCCCACCCTGCGGCACTACGTCCATGCTTTTCGGACTCTCCAGTGGCATCGAGCCAATCTTCTCTGCTATGTATAACAGACGATATCGTCAAGCCAACGTGTGGAAAGAGTCTTTAGTTGTTGATCCTCTGTTCCAAGAGTATTATTCTAAGGGGAAGGACCTCGCTCCGTTTGTCGGCGCATACGATGTCGCTCCTGAGGGACACATTAAGGTCCAGGCCACTATCCAAAAGTATATTGATTCTTGCATCTCTAAGACAATTAACCTTCCTGCGGACGCTACCCCTGAGCAGTTTTCACAACCTGCTCTTGACTACGCTGCTTACCTCAAAGGATTTACTGTCTACAGAGCAGGGTCAAAAGGAAACGAACCACTACAAGCTATTGCGCTAACGGAGGAAAACATTGAAAAATACATGGGAATGCCCGAAACCCCAGAAGAGTCCGTCCAATCAGGAGACGCCTGTTCAGCCGCTGGAGGAGACTGCTGAGTTGGAACCCCTCCCGATGGAGGATGACCCTTATTGGGAGGATTAATTATGGCTATATTTGAATGGGTTTGTCAAGAATGCAGTATCTACTGGGATAGAGATCTACCTGTGGGTAAGGCTCCTGACAGAACCCGCTGCCCAAAGTGTAAGCGTTTATCAGAAAGATATTTCGCTAACCTTAAAGTAAATGTTAAGTGGGGGGATGATAAAGATTTCCACACGGTTCGCCAGAGGTATAAAAAGCACGCCGAGAAGGGTTATGATAAAACCTCTGGAGATAGGTGGTTGAAGCAAAGTATAGAAGGAACTAAAAAGGCTATGGACGATGAGTCTTTTCGGTATAAATCTATGTCTTTTAATTACGAAAAAATGGCAGAAGATAATTTGGTAACTAAAGTTTCTGATGCTGAAGCTTCGAAAAAGAGGGAACTGTCTAAAAAAATCACTGAGCAGTCCTATGATATTGCCAACGAAAAGGGCTACAAAGACATCGGTAGCACCAAACTAGACATAACTAAACCAAACAAGAACGGATAAACAAATGGCTTACGATTTCTCTGATAATATTCAGCGTGGAATCCTTTACTTCCTTAAGTCCGATAAGGATTTCTACCTGCAAATCGTCAACCTCGTAAAGCCGGATCATTTTGAGTATCCGTCCCATGCGCGGATCTTTACTACTGTTCGTAGTTACTATGAAAAGTATGGCAAGCTGCCTACTGATGAGTTTATTCTTCAAGATGTGAAGGACAAACTTGGCTCCAGGGAAAGCGTGTCAGACTATGACGACGAGCTTACTTTTATCAATGGCCTCGACGAGGCTACGATCAGTAACTCGGAGTACATGCTAGACATTGTGGAGACTTTCGCTAAGAAAGAAGCCATGAAGTCTGCTATTGCGGAAAGCATCTCATTGGTTCAAGAGGACCGGATGGAAGAGGTTGAGGCTCTGGTAAAGGAGGCCCTCCTCGTCCATCGAGATGTGGACACTGGGCAGGACTACTTCTCCGACATCCACATGCGATGGGACCGTACCTTCAACGAGGAGAAGAAGGAAAAATATAAGACTGTGCTTCATTCTATTGATAGGTCCCTTGAGGGTGGGCTAGGCAAGAAGGAACTGGCGATGGTTGTTGCTCCTCCTGGCGTAGGCAAGTCGCTTTACCTAGTCAACCAGGGTGTTCAGGCGATGATGGAGGGACAGAAGGTTCTGTATGTCTCCCTGGAGATGAGCGAGGATAAGATCGCCCAGCGGTTCGACTCGGTGACTACGCTTGTTCCACAATTCAAGCTCAAAGACCCGTCCTCGCAGCTTACTGTTACGGAGAGGCTCAACATGTTCAAGGAACGGTTCCCAGGGAGCGACCTAGTAATTAAGGAGTTTCCTACGGGTCAGGCGTCTTCAAACACAGTCCGTAATCTCCTAGTGCAGCTACAGAATTACGAGGAGTTTAGTCCAGACCTTGTAATTATTGATTATCTAGAACTCTTGCGTCCTGTAAGGGATATCGAGAAGGAGTATCAGGCACAGCAAAGAATTGCAGAGGAGATTCGTGGCGTAGCAATGGAGTTCAACATTCTTGTTTGGACGGCCACGCAGACTAACAGGCAGGGGCGTATGGTGCAGGTCATCACTGATGCAGAGCTAGGCGACAGCTACGGAAAGATTCGTACCTGCGACTTCGCTATGTCCTTGAACCAGTCTGAAGAAGAATTCGACAATGGGGTCATGCGTGCCTATGTAATTAAGTCCCGCAACGGAAGGCCGAGGTTCTCCGTGCATATGGGTGTTGACTACGGTACACTTAGAATGACTGAGATTGATGGAGGTTTTGATGCCAACTAAACAACACAATATTTTGGATAGATTGGTTGAGGAGGGTATCACAGAAGTTTTGGTGGGATATCGCTCCTACGCACTAAATATTAAGAGAGGATTGAGAGAAGCTACTGAGAAGTGTTATGGCTCCGCAGACTTCGATAAGGGAATTATTTCCTTGGAGAAAGATATGGACCATGAAACTGCCAGAGAGACTTTGGTACATGAGCTTACTCATATTGTCCTTGAGCTTTGTGGTTTGGGGGGCCATGAGGAAACAGGTATTGTCCCGACTCATACTAATGAGGAGATGACTACCTTAATTTCTAGAGGTTGGCTTATGCTAATAAACCTTAACCAAAAACTATTTGAGATTATAAATGAGCAGACTAAGCAAGAATGATATTAAACCTTCTACTACTAGAATAGTGAATCGCATTTCGGTGCAAAGATTTGGCACTTGGACATTTGCTACCATCCCTGGAGAAAACTTCTCCACCAAAACAAAATACCAAAGATTTTATCTAATGAGTGAGCCGTTTGGGTTATGTACTTCGCGCCAAAACAATCCAGCAAAAACGATTGATCGTGGAAAGCCAGGAGATTACATTGCTGCTTCTTATGATGGTCAGTTATTTGTTGTTACCAAAGAAAGTTTTGATTTGAAGTATCCAGTAATGAAGCCTACGGTATCTATGCCTGTTTTGACCTCGGCATCCTATATCTTGGATAAGAAAAAACAAGACGTTCTTCAAAAAACTATAAATCCTACTACAAATACTCTAACACAATCGTATAATACACCGAGTGGAGGACCATTGCCTGGGGTGAGCCCAGGGGTAACTTCACCTAACACAACAATAACAACTACTACATCTACAAGAATTTATTAAATGACACCTGATATTGGAAACATCGAAGAGGTCCTAGACAAATTTACCTGGGCAGACTATAAGACGCTTACTGATTCGATTATGGATTTTAACGAGCGTGATATTGAAGCAGAAATGATGAAGCAAGGCACGGTCTTCGCCTATTATAATGGGCTTGCGGCTAAGGCAAAGAGGGAGTTCAACTTTATTCATACTGAAGTGACTAGGTTGATCTCTGACTTGCGATCCACTCACAAGCAAGAATCTAAAGTTAAGTTGACTGCGAAGGATCTTGATGATCTAGTTAACATTGACGAGGATTACCAGAAGACGCTTAGTGAGATGAACGAGGCTTCTTTTAAATACGAAATTCTTAAGGGTCTCTGTAAGGCACTTGAGCAAAAAAAGGATATGCTGGTCCAACTTTCCAGCAACCAACGAGCAGAAACTAAACTTTATAACTGAGGAAACTACTATGGCTATTGATCTAGACGCACTACGACGTAAACACGAACAACTTAACAACGGAGGCAGCACCTCCAACAACTCGGACTTTCTTAATAAGTTCTACCAAATCCCCGAAGGCAGCAACGCTGTTCGAATCCTTCCTGGTAAGGACGATGACCATGAGTTCTATGCGGAGACTAAGATTCACCGCGTGACTGGGCCAGACGGTACTACTAAGAACCATCACTGCCGTAAGGTACATGGTGAGGCTTGCCCTCTATGTGACCTGTACTACGCTCTGTGGAAGACGGGACGTAAAGAGGATGAGGATCTCGCAAGGCAGATCAAGCCCCGTGCGCGGTACTACATGAACATTCTGGATCGTGAGTCTGGTGATGTTAAGATTCTCTCTGTGGGCGTCGTCCTATTCAAGAAGATCATTGCAGCTATGCTTGATGAAGACTTCGGGGACATCACTGACCTTGATAGCGGACATGATTTCAAGATCATTAAAGAGATGGAGGGACAGTGGCCGAAGTATGACCAGTCCGCACCTCGTCCTAAGTCTTCCCCTACGGGTAGCAAAGCAGAGGTCTCGTCCGCTATGGACAGCCTTCATGACATTCACTCCCTCGTTAAGCTAGAGGACTAC